TTCATTGCAAAATGCAAGCGTAGATGATGGATTCAAAGCATATAATAGCCCTTTTAATTTAACAGTTAATGGTAGTAGCTCCAGCACCCACTATATAGGTTCGAATACGTATATTACTTGGGGTACGGGATCTACAAACTATAGTGGTTTAAATGCAACAAATCCGCCTAACCATAAACTAATGCTGGGGGCAGCGGATAATTCGTATCAACGAATTTCAACATTTACCGGCGGCACAGCATACACTAGAATGCGCTATGAAGGTAATGGCAGTACTAGTGGAACTGTAGGGAGCCCAGGTATTGTCCTAGAAGTTACATTTTTTAATCCAGCGGATTATGGCGGTGTGCCAGTTATAGAAGTTTTAGTTGGAAACCATAACCGAACATATGGGGTAACTGGGATATGTACAACAAATGCTTTTATGCTTCAGTGGACTACTGCCGCAAATACCTCTTATGTATTAGTAGGAAATTCTACTGGAACAAGTTGGACTAGGTATTTAGGTTATATAAACAATAGTGGATACTAAACATGACAACACGACTTTACTCATACAATAAAAATTTTCCTGCTCCACTTCCACATAGAATTAGATTGTCTAATGGAATTACAAGAACAGACTCCAGTACATTTACTCTAGAAGAAATAGCGGACGCTGGGTATGTTTTAGCAGAAACAATACCAAACAGTAACCCAGTTACTCAACGATTAGCCTGGAATGGTGTTGCCTGGGAAGTAACTGGCTTAACAGCCGAGGAATCGGCTACAATCCTTGCTGCTGAAATACAAAATATTAGACAAAAAAGAGATGTACTTATTAATGCTGTTGCATGGCGAATTCAGCGTTACGAAAGCGAAACTCGTCTTGGACTACCTTCAACTGATGACATTCAAAAATTAGACGAGTATATACAGGCCTTAAGAGATGTTACAGAACAACCTGATATTCTTAATATTGAATGGCCAATTTTAACATAACCAAAGTAAATTATGACATTTGCAATCAAAATCACAGGTCTTCGCACCCAAACCGTTAACGGTGTTGAAAATGCCGTTAAACAAGTAAAGTAGACAATATAATGCTATCCAGGAATTTTTATGTTTTGGATTTTTAAAATTTTTCCAGATTGGTTATGGCCGGTGCTGTTAGTAGCAGCTATAATCGCATTTTTTGCAAGCCGCCTAGTTCCCCTAAAACAGTACCAATTGCCTGTTAAAATTGTTAGTGGTATCCTCATAGCTTTGACAATTTTTATTTGTGGACTATACCACGCCGATCAAAAGTGGCAGCAAGCAGCTCGTGATCTACAAGCAAAAGTTGTGGCTGCAGAAGCTAAATCTCAACAAGTCAACGAAGTTGTCAAAGAAAAACTAGTTGTTAAAACTCAGATAATCAAACAGCAGGGTAAAACTGTCGTAGAGTACATTGATCGTGAGGTAGTTAAACACGATACTGCGTGTGTGATTCCCAAAGAGTTTATCAAGGCACACAACAGTGCCGCAGAAACGCCAAAATGAAAATAATACTCTTAACTCTCCTACTAACTGGTTGTACCACAGTAGTGCCAGTTACACAACGTTGGCCTGAAGCTCCGGGCATGTTAAGCACGCAGCCTTGCTTGCCATTACAAAAATTGCCAGATAACCCACAGCTTAGTGACATTGCTAAGACTGTTGCCAATAATTACACAGAGTATTATGCCTGTGCAACAAAACTAGAGGTTTGGCAAGAGTGGTATCAAAAACAACAAATAATCTTTAAAGGATTAAAGTGACCGAATTAACACTTCAACAATTGCAACAACTAATTCCCAAGAATCCGTATGTTAAGCAGTGGCATACAGCTCTTCAACAATTGTTGCCAGACTACGAGATTAATACGCCCAAACGCATCGCTGCTTTTATTGCGCAGTGCGCTCATGAGTCTGGTAATTTTACGCAGCTACGTGAAAACTTAAACTATCGTGCCGTTACACTACGCAAGATTTTCCCCAAGTACTTTCCAACAGATGAACTAGCACAACAATACGCTAGTCGACCTGATCGTCAGCAGGCAATTGCCAACCTAGTTTATGCCAATCGCATGGGCAATGGGCCTCCGGAATCAGGTGACGGGTACCGATTTGCTGGCAAGGGTCTAATTCAGCTAACTGGCAAAGACAACTATACTTGGTTTGCTGCTAGTTTAGGTATTGGGGTAGAAGCCGCTGCTGAGTATTTAGAAACATTTGAAGGTGCTGCACAAAGTGCTTGCTGGTTTTGGGAAACCAATAAACTAAATCAGTGGGCAGATGCTGGTGACATTTTAACACTAACTAAACGCATTAATGGTGGCACTATTGGCCTAGAAGATCGTATCAAACACTACGAGCATGCATTGCACGTACTAGGAGGATAAGTTGTTGCAACGTATAATTTTAGTACTTGCACTTGCTTGCAGTATATCCGCACAAGCGCAAGACCTCAATAATGTAGTAACAACTAACAGTACTGTTAATACGCGTAGCGATAGTACTGTTAGGTCTCCACCAGCATCAGCCATTACACCAACTATAAATACCGCTAATAGCGATTTATGTGTAGTAGGTATAGCCGGAGCTGTACAAACCCAGATCCTTGGTATTAGTGCTGGCAGTACAGTAACAGACTTAAACTGCGAACGATTAAAACTATCAAAAACACTTTTTGACATGGGCATGAAAGTAGCTGCTGTTAGTACGCTTTGCCAAGATCGCAGAGTGTTTGATGCCATGATGCAAGCAGGTACACCTTGTCCATATGACGGAACAATTGGAGCAGAAGCAAAAGCTGCCTGGAAAGCAAACGAAGCAGAGCAACCTGGTTTAAAGCAAAAAACCCGAGAGATAAGCAATGAAACTAAAACACTATTTGGTGCTGGCGGCTTGTTGGCTTTACTGCTCCTACTCTTACTCTGAAATCGTAATCGGTAGTACTCAAAATGCTGCTAATAATGGGTTATCGTGGGTAATGACTAATGTTTTACCTCAAGCCGCAGGTCTAACCGTTAATGCTGTTAAATATAGCTATACTGCTGTCAAACTACCATCCGACCCTCTACTAGTAACCATTGCAAACGCAAATGCAAAAACTCCTGGATATGTTTTTCGTGCTCAAGATGATTGGACTGGATTGCCTGGCAATACACTAGTTAAAACTGTGCCGGTTAATAGCATACCAGGTAGTTTGTGGGGGCCGGGCAGTATAACTACTACTGGAGTAGGAAGCGTAGAAAATCCACAGGTAAATTACTCTTTTAGATACGATACTTGTTTTGGACCAACTAGCACTGACCCAAGCTGTCCAAACTATCGTGCACCAGTACAGTCAACTAACTATACAGAATCTATATTTGAAGCGCAACAATTTAAAACTTGGGATCAAACAGAAGAAGAGCGTGTTTATGCCCAACGAATGTTACAAATTGAGCAAACAAAAAAAGCTCAAGTACTTAAAAACTCTATAATCAACTCGTTGGCCAATCAAACACTGGTTGCAGCACTGTTTGCACAAAATAACTTACCAGATATAGTTTCTTATAATCGGGCACTACCAGGCGGTGTTTATCAAGAAACTTTAAAGCTCAAGGATGCGCGCTTGCCTGACAGCCGAAATAGCGCTAGAATCAATTTTAGTCAAGAACGCCTGCATACCAGGATGGTTGACCAACAATATAACCAAGGAATAAAAAATGATTAAATCTATATTACTAACACTTGCACTAACAACAAGTGCTATGGCAGCAGAAGTACCTATTCGCGGAATGGTAACACCCAAGTGTGTTATTAACACAGACACGCCTGGTATATATGGTAACCCAACACCAGGTTTGTTAAGCACAGATCGTACAGATGGTGGTATTACTCCCGTTATCCGTTACGATGTTGTAGAAGCAGGATTCTACAAAGCAATTATTACCGTTCCTAATTCTTTTACTACTAGCCCAGCACTAACAGATGCCGTTAATTGGACAGGTAGTGTTGCCGTAAGTAAAGTTACTAATCCCAGCATGTCTGCCTACACAACAAATAGCAGAGTATATAATAATACTACAGAATTTGACTTAACTGTTCCAGGAACAGTGTGGTTTAGTGCTACCTCAAAAGTACAGTATGGTTTTAATAAATCTTTTCCAGCAGGCGAATATCGTGCAGTTGTTCTAGCAGAGTGCATTGCCTTATAAGTAAATGTATCGCTTATTACTATTAGTATTGATGTGGGTATGTACCAACGCATACTCACATCAATTTACCCCAACTTACGTTAAGTTTAGCCAATCCTTTGTTGAAGGTGTTGGTCAAACAAAAATGGAACTATTTAATAAACGTCGTGAAGTAGAGTACTATGAGGT